TTATCTATTTTACGAAATTTTAATTATAATATAATTTTATTTAAAAATATGGGATATAATAATAATAATAAAATGTCAATTGTTAAATCTAAATCATATAAAAAAATACCAAACGATAATAGATGTACATTAGATGTTAAACATAATACACAATTAAAAAAATTCAATACAATAAATAATAAAAAATTAGAAAAAAAGATTAAAAAATTAGAGAATGAGTATAATGAATTAGATGATATTGATAATTTAGAAAATAAAAATAATATATTTAATGAAATATCAACGTTAAAAGAAAAAATAGATAAAAATAAAAATATTAAGAATAATTATTATTTAAATACATCACATTTATTATTTAAATATTATGATAATGAAAATGAAGATAATAATATAGAAAATAATAATATAGAAAATAATAAAAAAGATAATAAAGAAGATAATAAAGAAGATAATAAAGAAGATAATAATATAATAGAAAAAGTGAATTTACAATCATTAAATCAAAATTTTACAAATACAAATATAAATAAGTATATTGATAAAAAAATACATTTAGATAAAGCAGATATATTAGATAAATATTTAAATATAATAGATAAAGATTATATTAAAAATGAATTTAAAAATAATATAAATTGTAGTTATTGTAATAATAAGAATTTATTATCAAATAATGATGGATTATTAGTATGTACAGAATGTGGGACAACAGAATATACATTTGTAGAAAATGAGAAACCATCGTATAAAGATCCACCAGTAGAAACGAATTATTTTTGTTATAAAAGAATTAATCATTTTAATGAATTACTTGCACAATTTCAAGCAAAAGAAATAACTATAATACCAGAAGAAGTATTAGATTTAATATATATTGAAATAAAGAAAGAACGTATAAAAGATATGAAGTTAGTAACAAATTCAAAAGTAAGACAATATTTAAAGAAATTAAAATTAAGTAAATATTATGAGCATATACCATATATAGTAAATAAAATATCTGGAAAGCAATCACCTATAATGTCAAGAGAAATAGAAGATAAATTAAGATTAATGTTTAAAGAAATACAAATACCATTTGCAAAAGTATGTCCTAGTGAAAGAAAGAATTTTTTAAATTATAATTATATAATACATAAATTTGTAGAATTATTAGAATTAGATGATTTTATAGATTGTTTTACATTATTAAAGAGTAGAGAAAAATTATATCAACAAGATCAAATATGGAAGAAGATATGTGATGAATTACAGTGGGAATTTATACCAAGTTTATAAAAATGATATTAATATGTTTATAAAGGTATAATAATATATACATTTATAATAAAAATGAGTAAAAATGAGAAAACTGAAATAGTAGAAGATTTTTTAGATGCAGACCCACCAATTAGAGGGCAAAATTTTTGTTTAATGTCATTTTGTGATCCACCAAAAAATATAGTACAAGAAAAAGAATTATTTATATTGAAAGAATTTTTAAAGAAAGTAGAGGAACAATTTAGAATAATATGTGGAGTATTAGAAATCAAAGAAGATAAAGTAGAATTAATATATGAAAAGACATTTAAAGATATTGAGACAAAATATGATGATTTTAAAAAATTAAATGGATTAAATTTAAATAGTAAATTTAATAAAGAAGTAAATACTGATGGATTATTAAATATGCATGGATTAAAAGTAAGAGGAACATATGATACATTAAGAGAGGCACAAATGAAAGCAAAGAAATTACAAGCTACAGATAAAAGTTTTCATGTATTTGTAGGACAAGTAGGATATTGGTTACCATGGAATCCAGAAGCAGATGATATTTCGAATCAAGAATATGGCGAATCACAATTAAATGAATTAGTGAAAGCACATAAACAAAATCAAGATGATGCACAAGAGCATTTTGAAGAACGTAAGAGAGAATTACAAAAAGAATCTAAAGTAAAAGAAATAAAAGAAGAAAAAGAAGAATCAAAAGAAGAAAATGAAGCACCAGTTAAAGAAATAATAGAAAATATATTTTAAATAAAATATAATATAAATTATCTAATAATATTATAAATGAAACTATATATAATATTATTATTTTTTACAGGAATATTAATGATAATAAGAGGATATCAAAATAATTATAAAAATTGTAAACCACAAACTAAAATAGTATATAGATATGTACCAAGAACATTTGCAGAAGAACAAGAAGATCGTCCAACTATGAATGATATGTTCCAAAAAATGTTTAATAGGCCAAGTGTATGGGTAGATGGGGGTAGAGACCCAGATAATTATATATCTCAATAATATAATATAATATAATTTAAAATATATTATATTATCGCATTTTTGTTAATTTAAGTTTAGAAGTTTGTTTTGTATCATCATCGGAATCATATTCAGTATTATACATTTCCTCATTAAAGTCCCATGCAGAATTGTTATCTTTCATCATTTTAAAATCTCCATGTTCTTCAGCTTTATAATAAAAGACCATATCTTCTATTTTATTACTTTTAGAGTTATTATGAATAACTAAACATTCATAATTTTCAGTACATGCATCCATAACTTGACAGAATTGTTCAAATGTTTCAAACATACCTGCATAATGTTCATAATATTTTTTTCTATTAGACTTATATGAATCTCTTAACAAGAATACATAATCAATATTAGTTCTTAAAACAGGTGGAATACCAAGTGCGAATTGCATAGTAATAAGAAAGAAAATTTTATAGTGACGACCATTCATAAATAATGCACGAATACCTTTATCTTTAGGCCAACTGGTATCATATAAACAATCATCAAGAACAATAAAAGCACGTTCATCAATATTTTTATATTTAGAATCAGCTGTTTTAAGTTTAATTAATTTTTTTTGACCTTTAATAAAGTTAGATATTATTTTACTATTAAATTCTTCACTAATAAATATTTTAGGAATATGTTTACCATAACTACCATTAGCACCTTCTGTAGAACAAATAATTTTACCAGCAGGAATATCACGATGATAATATAAACAATCTTTTAATAGAAATGATTTACCCGTTTCGCGACGACCAATAAATACACAAACTTTATCATCTTTGATCCATCGCATATCAAATTTACGTAATTTAAGTGTTGAGTCAGACATTTTAATAATAATTATTTAATTATTATTAAATAAGAATTTAATAATTGTATTGAATACGCAATAATTTACATAGGACCAGTTATAATTTTTTCAGGATTTTCAGTAATTGATTGAAATAAAAATAAAATTGCATTAGTTATAACACCGCTATATATACTTTTTCTTAATTGATCTGTATATGATTGTTCTTGTTTTTGAATTTTATTATCAATAAGATTAACAATAAAAACAAGAATAGTTACTATTACAGATATATATAATGGAGTATTTAAAATTTCTATATATTCATTCATAATTATATAATTATTTAGAAAAAAAAACAAAAAAAAAAACTAAATATGTATTTCAGTTAAGTCATCATCACTATCACTATCATTAATATTTTTAAAGAAATGATGCTTTATATTATTAAAAGTGTTTAATTTATTTTTTTCAGGTTCAGGTTCATTTTCAGATTCAGGTTCATTTTCAGGTTCAGGTTCATTTTCAGGTTCATTTTCAGGTTCATTTTCAGGTTCATTTTCAGGTTCAGGTTTAATTTCAAGTTCAGGTTCATTAATCATTTTTGAAGAATTATTAGATATATTTGAATATTGTTTTTTATGAATTAATTCTATAGTTTTAACAGAATCTTTATCAATATTATTATTTTTAATATTATTAATATCAATATCAATGTTGTTTATATTTGATTCATTATCATTATTAATATCAGTATTATTTTTATCATCATTATTTTCTGTATTATTATTATTAATATTTTCACTATTAGTATTATTAACATTTAAATCATTATTATTCAGATCTATTGAATTAGTATTTTCATTAATATTTGTTGTTTCTTCTGTATCGTCATTTATATTATTATCATTATCATTATCAGTATTATTATTTGAATTTTCATTATTACCACCATCATTATCATTTATTGTTAATGTATTTGTATTATTAGATGTTGTTTCATTATTATCAATATATTCATTTGTAATATCATTAGCATATTCAGAAGGTGTTTCATTATAATCATTAACTTCATTAATATCATCAATAGATTCAATATCATCTTCGTCATTATCTTCATCAATATGAGTATTTTGTAATGTTTCGTATAATATTTCTTTATAAGGAGAAAGGATACGTATAGCAGATTCAATACCAGTATCAATATGTTTTAAAATAGTAATAATATTTACTTGTTTTAAATCATTATTTAATTTATGATTAAATAATTTAGGATCTGTAAATATTATTTTAGCAGATTCAATATAACAATTATGGATAAATTTATTAAATTTTGGAACAGATACATTAATTTTTTGATTTCTTTTATTAGAACGTATAAAACATAATATTTTAGCATATGCTGTAAAATTAGCAATAATAAGTTCATCAAGATAATCACAATTAGCAGAATCTTTAATACGAATACATTCGTCTTCTATAATATTAGAATTCCATTGACGAATATTACGAAGAGATATTTGAAAACGATAAAAATGTTCATTATCATATTTATTTTCATCAACAGCATTATTATAAAGACTTTGTAAACCTTCATATAAATGAGGTCTAATAATGTTAGTTAATTGACGATAATATTCATTTTTAGCTTCAATAAGTGTTTGTTCATTATTTTCATTAATAACCATATTTTATTATTTATAATAAATAATAAAATAAACTAATTTATACTTAACAATTTTAATTTAAATTAATTGCAAGTGGATTATTTTCACGAAGATCTTGTAAACGATTAAATTCTTTAGAGAATTTATGACAACGTGTATCATTCATATTATAATTTAAATTTTTATTTGATTTAATAAAATGATTTAATTCACTAATATTAATTGAAGAATCACGTTCAAATTTACGTGGTTCATAGTTAATAGAATTATTAAATATTTTAGTTGAACTACCTTTAGGTTCTCTATTTTCAGAAATAGATTCACGTTTATTATTAATACACATATTATTATATTGTGTAGTATCGGTATTTTTATTAAAAATGCTTTTAGGAAGAGCTTTATATTCAATAGATGTAGTTTGACGATTAGTTTCATTAAGATCAAAATTCAAGTTTTGATAAGCATCTTTTGAACCTGGATTTGATAAACCAACATAATCATTAATTGAATTCATTTTTTTACTACGGAGTTCATCTTGTACACGTAATTCACCTTTAGATAAATTGTTGATATTATGTGAAAAATCAACATTATTAGATAAATTACGTTGATTATCATGAACATCAAATGATGTAATATTATTATTATGATTATCACCATTAACAGCATAATGTGCATTTCTTAAGCCATCATTAACAAGTTCTGGTTTAGCTTCTTTAGATAAACCATTTGCAAATATATCATGTTGATCATTAAATTTAGTATGAGGAGCATTAGCACCACCAATAGATTCAGTATGTAATTGTTGTGTTTCATGTAATAAAGGATTTGGACGATTCGCAGGACGATAGAAATCACCTGTAGTTTTAGCAAGATCTTTAATTAATTGTTCATTAACATCTGATTTATTATGAACAGTAATATCACCGATCATTGAACGTTTTTGGTTAATACCTTTACCTTCAAGCATACGACCATTATATTCTAAACGTTCTTTACCTTTAACACGGAGTTCATCTACATTTTTTTGAGGTGGTCTATACATATCATGGAATCCACCAGTATTAGTTTGATTAGATTTAATATTTAAACCTTTACCAACATGAGTACGTTCAATATTAGTAGTACCACGTTGAATTTTAGAAACATACATTCTATCTAAATTACGCATTTCATTTTCATTTTGCATACCATGAATATTTTGTTTAATAGAATCGAACATAGGTTTTAATTCTTTTTTTTGAGGTTTTGGAATAACACCTGTAAAATTTTCTATAAGACTATTATTTATATCAAAATTTGTATTTTGTTTTAAAGATCCACTATAAAAAGGAGTCATATTACTATGTGTAAAAGGTTTACCATCTGCAGCTAAAATAGGTTTTTTGCTTTTAGGTTTAGCTTTAGCTTTTTTAGAAGATGGTTGTAAATTGTAAAATTGAGGAATAACATTTGATGCGGAAGGATCAAGGCTTTTATCAAATTTATTATCGGCTTTATCTTGTACAAAATTTTCAACTTTTTTTAAGTGATTACTATCATAAATATTATTACCGGAAGGTTCAATAGAAGATGGTATATTTTCGTCTGTTTGACGTTCAGTTTTCCCATCTTTTGAAAATAAGTAACCTGATCCAACTAATCCAAGTATTAAATAAAATCCAGCATCCATTCTTAATATATTAATATAATATTATATTAAAAAAATAAAAAAATTAATTAGCAATCATCGTGTCTAGTTGAAATACCAATAATACCAGAAGGTAATACAAGTTTATCAGCATTTTGACGAGTTCTTTCACTATCACGATTTTCAAAGCGATCAATAGTAATACCAGATAAAACACCATGTTCTCTACGAACACGCGTAGATGAACTATATTTTAAATCACTGTCTTGATCAATATCATAATCACCATTACCTTTAAATGGTGTAATACATGGAAGTGGTGGTAATGGATGATTTCTTTCAAGAGTAATACTATCTTTATTTGGGATTCTTACTTCAGAATCATTATCAATAGCACAACCATCTTTTGCAACGTAGCCATAACCATCACGAATATTTATACCTTTATTAGTATATGCAATTTTTCTAACATCAGGAATACCACAATCTTTAACAAAATTTGTTACCATATAATCATATGTTGCAGTATTATGTCCGTCACGTGTAGTATTATTAAACAAATTGGATGACATATTATATTATAATATAATATAATATTTAAATTTTATTGTACAATTTGTTTACTTGCACGTAAATCTTCATATATAGATTTACCACATTGATCTTGATTTATTTTACATGTATTATTAACATTATTATATAACCATTTAGAAAATTCTCCTTGTTTATTAGATGCACTTGTCCATGGCATAGTAAAATATTGTCTACCAGAATGAGATTTATCAAAAACATTATCTACATTTTTATATAATCCGTCATCAAATTTATTTTTAATATCTTGTTGAACATTTTCAATATCTGCAGCTGGTTTTTTATTAACATCATTACTCATAATATTATAATTCATAAATGGATTATTAATTGTTGGTAAAGTAAATTTTTTTGGATCTACGTTTTTTTTTACAATTTGAAAATGTTCATTCCGTTCATATGTACTCATATTATTTAAAAATAATGAAGCACCCATCATAATAATAGGTAAGTATAAATAATCTTTATTTCTATGATATAAATATAATAAAACACCAGCATAAGTACAAAGACGAACTAATGCATTAAGTTTTTCATCAAAATTCATATCATTAGAAGGGAAAAATTCAGTAAGTCTATCGACATTATATAAAATAGATATATCATCTTTCCAAAATAGATCAAACATCTTATATATTTATTATATTATTAGAAGATATTATAATAAATTTAAATTATATTAATTAATTTATTTTTTACGTCTATTCTTTTTTCTTTTCTTTTTAGAAGAATTAGAATTTTGACTATTAGATTCCGAATTTTCTACATTAGGCATTTCAGGAATATTCGGCATACCAGGCATACCAGTTAAATCATGCATACCAGGCATATTTTGTAGATCTTGCATATTAGGCATACCTTGTGGCATACCGGGCATACCCTGTGGCATACCCTGTGGCATACCGGGCATACCCTGTGGCATACCAGGCATATTCATTTGACTAAACAGTCCTTGTGCAGAAGATAATAATTCTTTTTCATCAATATTTTCATCTTTAACACGAGTTTCTATTTTATTTGAAACATTTTTAACTATATTCATTAATGGATTATTATTATTATTATTATTAAATAAACCTGAAAGTAATGTTTGTGGATTTAAAAAATTTGGATTTTTATTAAATTCTTGTGATAATTCTCCGGCAATATCTTCAACCATTCCACCAATAAAGTTATTATTTGCAGAATTATTAGAATTAAACATTTGTTTAACAGATTCTTTAGCATCTTTAATTTTAGATTTATCGTTTAAAACAGTATTTGCAGAACTTGAAGAAGCATTATTATCAATATCATCTGGTTTATTTAGATCAATTGATTTAAGTAAATCATCAATATCAATACCATTAATTAAATTACCTATAATTAATAAAGTATGAAGATGTTTCCATAAATATTCTTTAGAACGATCTGTTAATTTTTTATCACGCCATAAAAGTACAAAGTTAATTTCATTTAAGAAATAAAGTTCTGTATGATCATAGAAAAGCTTATCATTAGATGTAGATATATATTCTGAATATGGTGTTAATTTGTTATAAAAATTATTAATATCATCTAATGAACCCCATGATTCAGTATAATGTTTATCAATAGTAGATGAATATTCAGGAAATGTTTTTTTTAGATTATCAATAAATTTAAAAAAATGTTTTTTAAAGTTATTTATTTGAGTTGTCATAGTATTCTTAAAATATATAAATATGATTTAAATTTATATATAACGAATGCATTTAAAAAAATGAGTATATATAATATTAATAATGGAAGAAACGAAAATTACAGAAAATTTAGAGAATTTATTTAATAAAATAATAAAAAAAGATTATTTAGAACAATGTGATTCAAATAAAGAATGGTATGAAAATGTAAGAAATTATATTGATATAACAACAGATAAACTTGATAATGATATGGAAGAGATAGACTGTATAGAAGATATAAAAAACAAATTAACACATGATTTTACTGATAAAATTGTAACAGAAGGATTTCACTTATTTGTAAGTGATAAATGTGCAGATATAGATGAAAATGAATTTGATACAGAGAATGATCTTGCAGTATATGAATGGGAAACATTAGATGATATTATACTATATTATTATCATCAAATGTATTATTAAGATTTATTTTTATTCCATAATTTACAAAGCTTAATTAGAACATTTAAATATTCCCATATTATAGTTTTATTATTATCATTTAAAGTATCCCAAATAACTTTAACTTTTAAAACATCTAAAATATATTGTTTTCGATCATCATCAGAGATATGATGTTCATTTGCTAAATCAGTGCCATCATTAATTAATTGATCTGAATTATTTCTAAAATAATTTTCGTCTTTATTACGAATAATTTTCCTATATGGGAATACATATTTATTAAAGTTATCAATTGCAATAATATTATTAGTAATTAATAATGTTTTAAGACCAAGTTTATATATTTTAATATCGCGATGATATTCTTGATAATTAATTATAATTTTTTTTTCAAATTCATTAATAAATTTAATTAATTGAGTATTAAAAGCATCAATAATACTCATTATTTAATATAATATTTATTTAATATATGTTTAAATAAATATTTAATTTATTTAGAATTAAAAACAGTATCGTCTTTAGTACGAGAATTAACTAATTCTTCTAATTTTTTTGAAGTATCAAAGTTACCTTCATCTTCATTAGGTGTTATAATATCATTACCCATTAAATTAATGTTAGAGAATGATTGATCAAGTGATGAATTATTACCTTTTTCAATATTATCATCAGATTCTGTAACAAAAGAGAAACCATCACTATAAGCACCCATTTCCATTGAATTATAGCCATTTAATTCTTTTTTCTCATAAGTATTTTTAATATATTTAAAGATATCATTACCTTCAAGTACTTTATTTAAATCTTTCATGATTGCAAAAGGAACGGATGTTACAATTTTTGGAAGGTTTAAATTAGGATCATCAACACAAATTTTAATAAAATTATCGACAATATTATATTTACTTAATAATCCAGCTAATTCTTTACAAAATTCACATTTATTACTATAAAAAAGTAAATTTTTTTGAACCATATTTATTTAATCTAATATAATATATTTATTATTATTTTATATACGAAATAATAAAATTGAAAATAACTTAAATATATATATAATATTAATATATATATATTAATTATGAATATAACATTTCATAGTGATGAATATGATCATTTAAAATTTGATATAAAAGATGTTAATTTATCAATAGCAAATGGAATTAGAAGAATAATGATGTCAGAAGTACCTTCATTTTCAATAGATATAGATAAAATAAATATTCAGAATAATACATCTATATTTCATAATGAATATGTTAAAGAGAGATTGGCATTAGTACCTATAAAATATTATAATGAAATTTCAACAACTGATTCAAATAAATATAATTTTATAGAAGTAATTAAAATGAATAATATAAAATGTAGTATAAATATTGAAAATAATACAGAAAATATTATTGAAGTTACTACAGAGAATATTACTATTAAATTAAGAACTATATTTGGAGATGAAGATGAATATTTAAATATAAAAGAGAAATTATTTCAAAAACCACATATATTATTATTACAATTAAAACCAAAAGAAAAATTTGAGTGTACAATGGAAATAAGTGAAGGAATTGCGGGAAAATATTCATTAAATAAGAATTTAAAAACAAATAATGCAAGTTGGCAAACATGTACAAATGTAGGGTTTTATCATGATATTAATTTTTATTCTTATGATTTAGAAACATGTGGGGTATATAATAACAAAACTATATTATATATGGCAGTTGAAACATTAATTAAAAAATTAAATAATTTTATTAAGAATATACAAAATAAAAGTGATGATACAAGGATTAAAACTGTACCAAATGTTAAAAATATGTATAATATTATAATTAATAAAGAGAATCATACATTAGGTAATATATTAGTTGAATTATTATATAAAAATGAAAATGTGGAATTTTGTTCATATAAACAACCACATCCGTTAGAAGACATTATTATATTACAAATAAAAACAAGTAATAATTTAATCGACTTTATGGTGGAGAGATGTAATGAATGTGTGGAGTCGGTTAAATTATTATTAAATGAAATTTATGATGAAACAATAGAGAGAAAGTTATTATAATTTTAAGAGAGTTTTATTGATAAGAGATGTAATTAATGGTGTTGGAAATTTATTAACAATATCCAATACATGGTCTTTTGTAATTGTTTCTTTTGTTTGGATATATGTATTTGCTAATTGACGAATTGTAGGATAATATGATGGTGTAAATTTAACATCTTTTTTAAATACATATTTATTAATATATTGCCAATAGATACGTTTGCTAATTTCTACTATACAGTTATTAATAGTTTGAATAGTTTTATTATAAACAGGATAGAATTCTAAAAGACTATCAGTTTGATTATTTTTAATACAATTTATTAAGTAATAAGTGATATTTTGTGTATTACCTTTAATAAGTTGTTTTTGTTCATAGTTAGGGTTAAGGATTTTATA